TCATCTTCCTCTACCTGCCTTTCGCATGATATTAGGTTTTACTTTTAATGCTGGTTTAGGTTGAACTGGTTTGACCGCACCTTTATTTTTAATTTCAGGCACATTAGGAACTCTTTTAGTATTAGATTTAATCACACTCATAATATCTCCTTGTTGGTTGCGGAGAATGGAATCGCACCAATGCCCTCCGGATTATGAGTCCGGCGCTCTACTCCTGAGCTACTCCGCTATAACTTATATATCAAAGAATGTAGTAATCTTCTTTACCCACACCACAATCTGGACATTCAAAATCTTCAGGTAAATCTTCCCATTTACCTTCTACTTCTTCATTATGGACATGACCACAAACTACACAAATATGTTGTTGATTTTCCATTATAGATTCTCCATATTTTTTGCATATTCAAGAATAGCTTCAGCAAACATAACAGGAAAATCTGCTCTTCCCCCAGCCATTGTTATACCTTCGGCTCGACCTGTAATCTGTAGATAGATATTGTGGATTACTTCTTTACTCATTATAGTTTCTCCAATACAGTTTTATAAGCATTAGCATGACGTTCTTCTACTTTAGCCAAAGCAGCAAATCTTTTTTCTGCTTTAGCGAGAACTGCTTTGAATTGCTCAGCGTGTTCTTTAGATTCTTCAATCTGCTCAGTAAATTCTTTACTTGCAAGAGATAGACCTTCACCAAATGCCTGATTTCTAAATTGTGGATACATTGTGGTAAACTCATATGTTTCACCTTCAATGGCTTTTTCCAAACATTCTTTTGTAGATGGTTTACCGATGAGTAATTCTAGATGACCCCAAGCGTGTAGAATTTCTTGGTCGGCTGTGTGTTCAAAATGCTTTGCTACTTCTTCAAAGCCTTCTTCACGAGCAATCTTGGCGAAATAACGGTACTTGATATGAGCCATTGATTCGCCAGCCAATGCACTCTCAAGGTTTTGTAATGTATTAGACATAATTTACTCCATAGTTAAAAACTTATATATTTCTCAAATCAATAAATTTTTGTTATCTGATATATGATATATTTTAATGAGCGTTATAAAAAAAATTGATGGTGCCCCTTGTCCGACTCGAACAGACCACCTACTGATTACAAATCAGTTGCTCCACCAGATGAGCTAAAGGGGCAAGCTGTGCGGTTTTCTACCCCCTGAGCCACCGAACTTTCTCATTCGGACTTTGCTACGCACACAAGGTCGGACTTGGTGGAGAATCTTGGAGTCGAACCAAGTATGCCTGAGGCGACAGATTTACAGTCTGCTGAAGTCACCAATGCTTCTCATTCTCCATATTACTGGCTCCAGAGCTTGGGGTCGAACCAAGGACATCAAAATTAACAGTTTTGCGCTCTACCAACTGAGCTACTCCGGAATATCTATTATTGAGAATACTGTTTTGTGTTTAAGATAATTCAACCGACCCCTTACGGGATTATTTCGGTATTATAGGTCTCTCCTGTGTTCGTCTTGCTGTGTCAGCATACAGCGTTTCAGATACCTGAAGATTACTACCAGGATGATGTTCTTCCCTAACAGTTAGGATTGCTTACTCTTTTGCACACATTCTCAATAATGGAGCGGAATATTGGAATTGAACCAATGACGAAAGGTTGGAAACCTTTAGTTTTACCACTAAACTAATCCCGCAAAAACTGGAGCGGTGGCTTGGATTTGCACCAAGTGATTAAGTTGGACACCTAATCTGGTTCTATACCCCGACCGCATATGTAATACTATAACACAAATTTATTTATTTGTCAACGAGTAATGTATCTTTTTACTAAAATATACCAGTATTTTATTCCACGAAATGTGGGTAGACAATCCATGATGTCAAAGGAAAAACTTACCTCTTTAGGAATGTTCCCGTAGGTCTTGTTCAAAGTATCCTTGCGTGTCATCTTCTTTCCATCCTAATGGTTCTATTTCAATATCTGAATCTGGATTTTGAACACCTTTAAATACATTCCAAAGTTTTTCTTTAATAGCAAATTTGGTAAATAGGCCGGCTTCATATCCGTGTGCTTCTATTTCCCAAGGTTGAACCCAATAATCAATTGTATCAGAATCAACTCTTTCACCTTTCCAACGAGTTAATCTTTCGTTGGTTTCACCATAAACATATTGTTTAATATGAACCATTTCATGAGCCAATGTTTTGAGAATGTCATAACCACCAATGCCAGAATGTAATTCAATTTCAAATTCTCTTGGCTTACCGCTATTATTATATTCTTCTACTGAAGCATAACCATAAGCAGGTATGTCTTTAGTAAATTTTATCCGAACAAAGATGTTTTCCAACATTTTTTCAGATATCAATTCTTTTGCGTAAAATTGAGCAGCCCGCTTCACATACGGTCTAAAGCGCTTTTTATCGGGACAACCAACTATACTTAACTTCATTAGGTCTCTCCTTAGTAAATTGACCCAATAATTGTATCGCTCTGTACCTGCTCACCTACGCTTATTTATGACCTAGCATCTCTTATCAATACCTGAGATTTAATTTCATCAGGTGAAAAGAAATGCTCTAATGTATCTATAACTCTTTGTTCCTCAAAGTCTTTACAACTAAAGACATCAAGGTAGAGGTCTCCGTTATGGTCTAGGAAGTGCCCCATGATGCTGGAAGTTTCAATTAATTGTATAACCGTCCAGCCGGCTAAATCTGTTTCATCCGCAAAGTGTACCAATTGTGGTTCACCATATGGTAACATCTCAATCATTCTTACCAATTCTTTTGTAAAATGCTTGATATACTCTGGATCCTGAGCCTTGGCTGGAAAACAGCCTTTGGCGTCAATGACTAAATGTTTACCCCAACCTTGCATTACCACTCTCCGTTGTCAAACCAAACACGAATAGTGATTGGCAAAAGTTCTAGTATAAAAGCGTCTTGTTCCCACGCTTCGTTTGTTTTAAACATCTCACAATTAATCCTCCAATGGAATGGATTTAATTTTAATGTAATATTAATACCTGAGTATTTTAACCAGTTAATCATAATATACCTAACTGATTTTTGATATACTTATCCTTCATCATGGCAGGTATATCTAAGTAAGGTTCTTCTAATAGAAATGGACAAGGACAACCCCATTTATATTCAGATAAAAACCGTTTTAACATATTCACATGATTTTTGTTTTTTGGGTCAAACAAATACTTTGGATTTCTTAAAGTTTGAAGTTCAATTAATTTACTCATTTCACATACTCCAAATTATCTTTACGCATATAATGAATTACTTGTGTGCTTCCGTCAGGTACAGTTTTGACCACAGGAATAAAAGTTATTCCATCAATCTCATTTGTTGCCCAATTTGAGTAGGTATAATAGATATCGGAGTTCGTTTTAGAACGAACCTTTTTAAGGATTGGTTTACTAGCAGTATAACCAGGTCGAGTTTTATTCCAGTTTTTCATAGTATAAATTATAACATAAAAAAAGGGGTCTGTCAAGACCCCTCTTTATTACCTACCATTTGGATAGTTTAATTGTTCCCATTCTTCATCAGAAACAGGCCACCAATTATTCATCCTTAGATTTTACAGTAATTTTCTTTACCGCATCCTGTGCTTTGACCATGTTTTCCAACCAGACCTTAAGCATACCATTTGCAATCTCGGCATCTTTAATTTCTACCTTATCGGCAAGAGTAAAGGCACGATTGAAATTGCGGTTAGCAATACCTTTGTAGATATAATTATCAACATCATCGGAACTATCAACAACAGAACCTTTGATTACTAACTTGTTACCTTCTAAAAGAACTTCAATATCAGTTTTAGCAAAACCAGCAACTGCCATTTCAATGACATACTTGTTGTCTTTTACTTGCTTGATATTATATGGAGGATAACCAGGAGTTACTTTGGCGACTGTTTCTGTTACATCACGAATTTGGTCTAGTACATCATCAAAACCAACTGTGAATGGATCCAAAGTCTTGTGGAGGGAAGCCCATTGTGGGAATAAAGATAAAGTTGTGCTTGTCATAGATTTCTCCTTAATTAAGCGAGTTAGTCAAAACTGCGGCCTCAAATGAGCACCGCACATATAGTATACTAGTATTTATACTAATTTGTCAAGTATTTTATGGTAAATATAAAATTAATTAGTGTGAGAAATTCTTTTTTCCTATTTGGTATTTTGGAGTCAGTTCCCAATCATCTTTTTCCTTATGGGAAAGTATCTTAATTTGTGATAGGAAGATAGGTGCTGGTTCTTCAATTTGTTTTAAATTTACCACTTTAACTAAACCCCAATCTTGGAGTAATTTAGCAATGGCATTCCTACGAGATAAATCATTCTCGGAAATGTCCGTTGGTTTACCATCTAAAGCAAATAATTCCTTGAAGTGGACCACATAATATTTACCTTGCTTATGTAATATATGGCAAGATTGATACAATATTCTGTCTTTTTTGGAAGCTACACCGATACGAGTAAGAGTTTCACGCACTTTGAGAAAATCATCTTTTTCATTCAATGTAACTTCAACTAAATCGATAATTGAAATCATGACTTGTTCATTCCGTTGTTCTTATTATTATGGATATCAATACTATATTTAGTTTTAATGGTTTCCATATATTCCAAAACAGATTTAACATCTTCAATCCCAGCATCAGATTTTATTCTATTAGCTTTGAATGATATTACTTCAATGTTTCCTTTGACATATCCCAATTCAGGAATAATTCTATCCAGAGATGGTGAAAAATCTCCAGGTCCACGACCAGTTGTTGCAATTTCAAATGGAGCCTTCAATACAGGACAAACCTTAGGAATAACAATATCCGATAATTCTATATTAAAATCTATATTTTTTTGTTGCGCTCTCTGTTTGGCTCTTGACCACATAAGATATATGTAATTTTTTCCTAGTTTTCTATATTCTTCTCTACCTTTTAATTTGTTCTTTTCTTTATTTTTTTCTCTTGATTTTTTAGCATAAACGTTTCCTGATTTTTTTTGATTTTCAGATAAACACTCAGCACACCAACCATTACTGGTGTATCTTTTGGACAGGTGTCCGTGTTTACAAGGTTTTTCGGTAAAATAAAAAAGTGATTGAATTTTTTTTGCTTCTTTAGCTGTTTTAGGATAGTTCATAATTATTGTATTTGTAAATAGTATTATTGTATTTATAACAATTTACTTCTTTACTCCACCCTTTTCCACTATATTTTTTATTTCCTCTATTTGTTCGGTAGTAAGAATTCGTAATGCTTCTTTGGCCTTTTCATTGGAATAACCAAAATATTCTTTTACACATTCTATATCTTTGTCAACCTCTGATTTCTGCCACGGTTGGAATTTTCGTTTCATAGATCGTATAGTGTTGAGAAGATACTGGTATTGCATATCCTTGTCTATACCAGGAGTGAGGTTTAACTGGTTAACATAAGATATACAATCTAAATGGTATGACAAGGCACGATTGACCACGAAAGGCACATAGTCCTTATAATCATATTCATCTTTAAACGGAGATTTTTTAGTTTGTAAGATTGATGGTATGATTTCTTTGAATAGGTCTGGCATTACTTAAACTCACAATCAACTATATAAAAACTAAAATTACTAAATATATATAACATAACAAAATACCTCATCATAATGAAAAATATACCATACACATACCTTATA